TCGTCAACGTATTGATTGATAAATCTGTCAAACAAATACTTGCTCCAAGCATACGGACTTTCTGGTAATAAAGGTTTATCTTCTGTAAAATGTGTAGTTTGACCATATACACTAGCACTAGATGCATATTGGAAGTTAGTACCAAAATTTTCACACACTTGCGCAAGGCGCACACTAAACTCAAAATTTTGTTCTAGTATTTGATTTACGTCTGTATATGTAGTTGAGCTAATAGCACCTAAGTGTATACACCAATCGTACCCTTCTGTGTGCGGAAGAATACCTGGTTGCCATTCCCATCCTTCTACATCATGGCCTTTACTTTGCAAATAGCTTGCAACATTTTTACCAATAAATCCTTCATGTCCTGTAACTAGTATTCTCATCTGCTTTTCTCTATAATTCTTGTAGTGCTGTAACCTTCTACAGTAGGTACAATATGCACAGGTGCTAGGTCGTGTCCTACAGTAGTTTCTACAGTATAGTCTCCGCCCTTAACAATTAGAGCAGGATTTAATCTTTTAATTAAGTCATACGGTGTGTCGTCGTTGAATACAAACACTTCGTCTACCCACGGTAATGCTTCAAGCTGTTCTATTCTTGTTAGCTCGTTGTTTATTGGACGACTTTCGCCTTTAAGACGTTTGACACTTGCATCACTGTTAATGCCTACCACAAGTTTAGTGCCTAAACTACGGGCTTCTTTTAGCAGTTCAAAATGACCTTTGTGTAGTATGTCAAACACACCGTTTGTAAACACAACAGTTTCTTCAAAATCTTTTCTGCTTAATATATATGTGCCTACGTGCTTAACTGATTCGGTTGCAGCATCGGTGGCCATTTCTAAACAAGTTGCGTAGTCTTTACCGATTGTAAGACCGTAAACAAATGCTGCTAAGAAACAGTCACCTGCACCGGTAACATCTGATACTTCGACTTGATCTACAATTATTGTATATTTTCTATTGTCAATAGTAGCATTTACTGCGCCTTCGGCGTTAGTTGTGATAATGTTGCTAACCCATTGATCAAAGCCTAAATTATAATATTCTTTGTTGTTAGGCTTAATCAGCCAAGCACCTTTATAACAACTTGCGTGACGTTTTGGATCTACAATAATTTTGCAACCGAAGCTACTAATGTGATCTATAATTTCTAAAGATCGTCCAAGTGCGCCTTTGTTATAATCGCTAAGAATAACATATTCGTATTCTGAAAAGTCTTTATCTTTTAGTAGTTTTAAAACTTCGTCGCTATCTGCAAAAGCATCGTTATCGATACGTGTAATATAATGTCCGTCGCACATTACTCGAGTTTTTACAGATTTATTTGGAGTTACGTCGAACATATCAACGTCAACTCCTAGGCTTTTTAAGTTTTCGTAAACTAACCCGGCGCCGCCTATTGTTTCTTTTTCGCTAAGATATTGAACTACAGGCACAGGAGCCTCAGGACTCAACCGTGTGCTTGTGCCGTAGATATATTTGTCTATAATAACATCGCCGATTACTAAAACTTTCATAATACTATTATACTTTCATTTGTATTATTTGTCAAGGAGATTTATAGTTTTAAATACTGTTTCTAGCTTGGTTAAATTAACCTTGCTTTGTAATGTATTACGTAATCCGTGATGCAAGGGTTTTGGCCATTTAGTAAATGAACACCATGCATAACCGTCATGTTCATTATTGAGTTTAGGAATAAATTCTTCATCAACTACACAGAGATATGTGTGAAAATAAAATCTACTATCTAGCGAGACAAAACTCTCTAGTGGAAGTGTCTTTTTAATTGTAGGAATCTGTCCAATTTCTTCTTGGATTTCTCGTTTAAGACCTTCCCATGGGGTTTCGGCACCTTCATTTGTGCCGCCAACAAGTCCCCATAGATTGGCTCGTTTGCCTTGGGCCCTATGAAGGAATAAAAATCTATTCGTATCTAATGTATAAAACAGCGCACCGCTACATGTAATTTGATTGTTCATACATATAATTAGCCTGCTAGTTCAACTCTCCATGTTCCAACTGGATAATCACCGTCAATGCTTAACAACCATTCGTTATTCTTAAATCTGTATTGTACACTTGTATTTAAATTGGTAGTATAAGTAATGTCAGTTATAGTACTTGCATCAAATACAATATTCCATTTAGATCCGTTCCATTCGATGATATCATTTGCACTAGCGATTAGTGCAGTAGTATCTGTATTTTGCCAAGCAACAGGCGATTGTGTAGCGTTTATATCGCCTACGTCTTCTAACAGCAATATTCTTAAGCCGGCAGTCTTAATAGCACTAGGATTAAAACTAGTTGGATCAATAATATAATCGATACTAGTACGTCCTGCTATTACTGTATCGCTAGGAAAACTATCAGTATCCCAGTTAACTAATATTTTAGTTTCATCAAACGGACTTAGAGTAAAGGTACCTGTTACTGTGTTTGAATTATCGACACTAGTAAAGAAGATGCGACTTACGTCAGCAGCATATTGTCCCGGAAGTGCTTCAAATATCTCTCTCCAATTTTTATTACCAACAATTCCATTTGAATATAGTTGAACTGTGTCACTATTTACAAAAGTACCGTATTTGTTATAATTGACATTAGCCATTTCTGCTGATGTTTCGGATGCTGCTTTACGCCCAAATTCATTTTGAATTATGCCGGCTCTAGCAATGTCATCATATGCATTTAATATAGGCGCACTTACTCCGTCTTCAATATTACCTAGGCTTTCGTCAAACATGCTTGTAATAATATTAGTAATAACGCCCATCTTGCGTACTTTTGTAGGCGGACTAATATAGATAGGAACACTAAATGTAAGTGTTGCGATGTCGATTTCACTATCGACACCAACCGGAACACTTCTATTAGACCATTGTACGTTTTCTAAATTAACAACAGTGATACTAGTCCAGTCGATAAAGTTGTCTGTTGTTTGCATTTCTAAACTTGGATTAAACAATACTAATATCTGTTCTAATAGTTGAAGCTTTTGGTCTGTATTTGATGTCCATATATCTGCATTAACACGCATCATATAAGGAGTTGGTATTAATCGTTCAACTGTATAATTTTTACCTTGTGTGTTTAGATATTCACCGGTATTTTCATCATATTCGCGCTCTCTAATATTGGTCTTGCGTGTATAAGTCGAATCAGTTAGTCTATCTTTGTCTAATTCTAATCCAGTTAAGTAAACAGCAATCCGAGGCGCACTAGGTAGTTTATTCTCACTATTCTCTCTAATAATGTTTGCTACCTGGCGTGTTAGATCACCATAAGTAACAGGCACTTCTTTCTGTACACCTTTGCCGTCTTGAACAGGAAAGTTTGCTAAAATGCGCATCATTTGTGTAAGGTATCTTCTTACTTGTCCGTCGTAAAAATGTTGCATTAATTATCCGCCTTTGGACGTAGTGCTTTTGACAAGCTCTGTCTTTCTTCAACTGTTTCGCCGCTAATTTGACTAGTGTTGGTGTTATTAATAAACGATGATTTTTGCGTTTGTCTTTCAAGTGTATTACTTAGAGTCATTCTAATATCGTCATTTACTTTCACCCATCTACTCCCGTCATATCTAAACATTCTATTTGGTAGAAAATCTGTACGTAAAAAATAATCACCATTTACATTGTTTCTTGGAAATGCAATACCAAATCCAAATGGGGCCCCATTTGGTGCAACATCGCCTGTACCAACTAAGTAACCTGTATAACCTTCACGTTCTGGACGACTAGCAATTTCGTCAGCAGTAATTGTAATATTACTTGCTTCTAGATCAGTATCATCTGCTGTCTGTAGTGCAATACTGCCATCATCATTTGTACTTACTGTATAATAATGACTAATGTCATATCCACTCTTAGGTGCATCAGCTTCTGCTTGTGCAACTACTGCATTTGATATTTGCATTTCTTTTTCGTAGGTACTTAAGATATCACGCAGTGTAGTATCTGAACCTTCTGCTGCCGATAGGTCAAGTATCTCTGCGTATTCTTGGCCATCATATATTTGTTTTAGTTTTAAACGATATAAATGCGGATACCAAGTTTGACTAAATCCTTCTGCTGCACGATTTACATCTTCTACAACATAAAAACGCTTTAGTGCAAAGCTATAATCGTTTAGAGCATATTCATCTTTTAAATGCGGTAGTTCAATTACATCACCTGACATAATTTTTCTACCTAATGTTTTAACTGAACTGTTGATATGAATAGTTAACATTAGTGTGTCATTACTTAAAAATAGTCCAAATGCACTTAGGTCAAAGTCGATGTCTTGAACATTATAGATACCACGCATACTATAAATGTCTGGATCGTATTTTCTGTCTCTATTCTCTAAAAACAATAAGTCCTGTATATTAGTTTCTTTAACGGCATTATAAGTAGGTTGATCAGCCGTACCTTCACCTTCTGCAGGATTTTCAGCACCTAAATATTTGTGTATGTTAATATCAGTGCCGCCAACAGTGAACATTTCTTGAATTTGCTTGTCCAAGAAATAATAATCATTGCCGCGTTCTGGTTTGTATAAGCTAAGACGAGGGATAATCGTTCTCCTATTTGTTATACATATTTATCGTTGCTGTAACGATAAATACTATTGGAGAACTTTATAATGACATTAGCAACACAAAAACAAGAAGTATTTGATTATGTACACGCATTTCTTGGCGGCGGCATGGTAGATGTTGAACTTGATCCGATACATTACGAAACTGCACTAAAAAAAGCACTAACACGTTATAGACAACGCAGTGACGGAAGTGTCGAAGAAAGTTATTTGTTTTTAACTACAGTAGTAGATCAGAACGAATATGTATTACCTAATGAAGTTATAGAAGTTCGTCAAATATTCCGTAGAAGTGTTGGCTCGAGACCTGGTACATCTGCAGGAGCATCTGGACCTATTTTTACAACAACTGCAACTGCAACTGTTTTGCAAACTCAAACATTTGATGCAAACTATAATCTTTCAACAGTTGATACTATTGTTGTATCAGTTAACGGAACAGACACAAGTGCATTTTCGCCAGATTATGGTTCAAGAACTATTACATTCAATTCTCCATTAAATGTCGGCGATGTAGTAAGTATTAAACTATATGCTAGCGGCGCCAGCGGTGGTGGCAGTTTGTTTGACCCGTTTAGTTTAGCATATACAAATGCATATTTGCTTTCAAGCAGTAAAATGGGCGGTCTAGCAACATACGACATGTTTTCGCAATATCAAGAATTAGTAGGCAGAATGTTTGGATCATTTATTGAATTCAAATGGAGCACTACTAGTAAAAAACTTACTCTATTACAGCGTCCTAGAGCAGAAGAAACGTTAATGTTATATTGTTATAACTATCGTCCAGATAGTGAATTATTAAATGACTACTTAGCAGTGCAGTGGCTTAAAGATTACACTTTAGCAAGTTGTAAATATATGCTAGGTGAAGCACGTAGTAAATTTGCTACTATTGCAGGTCCGCAGGGTGGATCAACACTTAATGGTGATAGCTTAAAAGCCGAAGCGCAAGCCGAGATGGAAAAACTTGAAACAGAAGTTAGCACAAGCATCTCGGGCGGGAACGGCTACGGTTTCTTAATAGGCTAAAAACACCCGAAGTTTACGCTAACAAATTACCCTTGCTGTAAATACATATGCAACAAGGAGAAGTCAATGTGTTCATCATTTGTACGTAAAGAAGCCAATAGATTTAACTGGATAGTCAAAGGCAAACTCATTGATAGATCTTGGAGCGATGCAGATGTTGAAAAAACATATAATTCATATATCAAACGACTCTGGGGCAATCATGAAAATTATGTCCACGAAGTGGGATTTGAAGCAGCATACAAAACTCGCGAAGCTGAAATATTAAATGAAGAAAGATCTTAGTAGCAGTATTAGGCTACAATTAATGGTTGACTTTGCTTAATTAATAGTTTATACTATATAAAAATTAGGAAAGTCAAATGAACAAACTTAAACTGTTAGTAATTGGTCACGGCAGACATGGTAAAGATACTGTGTGTGAAATGCTTCGCGATGATTACGGATATACATTCGAATCGAGTTCAAAGTTTTGTAGTAAACAATTTATATATAATGATCTAAAGGACAAGTATGGATATGCTGATGAGGAAGAGTGTTATGCTGACAGGCATAATCACAGAGCAGAATGGTATGATGCTATCTGCGCTTACAATGTACCTGATGCAGCAACTCTAGGAAGAGAAATGTTTGCTGCCTACGACATCTATTGTGGGCTACGCAACAAGCGTGAATTTTTTGCAATGCAAAACACTGGTGTATTTGATTATGCTATTTGGGTTGATCGTAGCGACTATTTGCCTTTAGAAGCAACAGACTCAATGAGTTTGGAACACTGGATGGCTGATTTTACTATTGACAACAATGGCACATTAGCCGATTTAAAGTTTAATCTAAGTCAGTTGATGTCGCACTTAGAAGTCAGGGCGTAGATCTCCTTGCTTCCAACGCATGCCTTCTTTTTGAGTTATGCGTTGGCAGTTAGCACATATTGTCTTTAAGTTATTAGGACGACAGTTATTTAAATCACCGTCTATATGAAACACATTAAATTGCTCAGGGTGTTTTGATTTAAACCCACACTTCTCGCAATAATTTTTCTTTTCATAGCCTCTCTGCTTCCATATTGGTATTCCGTGACCAGTACCGTTACGTAAACAAGTTTCGCAAAGTTTGCGATAATAGGTTTTATTTCCTTTTTTGTAATTTATAGCGGCAGGACGATGTCCGCATGTGCATAAAGGTCTCATATTGTATTTAGCTCACCTTTTTGGTACCTTTTTCGGTACTATATAATAGGTGTTTTATCTCGAATATAATAAATACTGTATAGAACACTAACATCCAATAGGAGAAATAACATGGCATTAGTATCACCAGGCGTAGAAGTCAATGTAATTGACGAATCATTCTACACTCCGGCATCAGCTGGTACTGTACCAATGATTTTTGTTGCAACAGCTACTAATAAAACTAGTAGTAGTGGCGCAGGAATTGCAGCAGGTACAACAGCAGTAAATGCAGGAAAACCTTATTTAATAACAAGTCAACGAGAGCTAGGCGAAACATTTGGCGACGCTTTATTCTACAGTGACGCAAACGGAAATATGATTCACGGTGGAGAGCTTAACGAATACGGTCTTAATACAGCATATTCATTGTTAGGTGTAAGTAACCGTGCATATGTTGTTCGTGCAGATTTAGACCTAGCAGCACTTACAGCAAGCTCTACAGCACCAGGCGGCGAACCAGCAAACGGCGCAGCTTGGATTGACACACAAGTTACTAACTTTGGTATCCTTGAGTGGAATAATGCTCCTGTTACTACAACAGGCGGTCAAAGCTTTACATCGGTAACACGTACTGTACTTGTACAAGCAACTGATATCGACAGCGGTACTGAT